CAAAAAGTTTTAAGCGTAAAAAAGCTTTAGAAAGAAAATTACGAGCTTCTTTGGAATTCATGTAGCGGGTGCGATATTCGTGATAATTTCTGCCAAAATTACCAAGCAAAAACTCTCTTTCATCTTGAGGCATTTGTGATATTGTAGTAAAAAGATTAGGAAACTCCATTAATACATACGGATTAATTTTGTTATGTTTGACATGGTAGGTCCAAACCGGTTCAATACTTTTTTCTTTATGAAAGATATAATCGTGAAGCTGAACGCCGTTTTTCAAACAATACTTTACAATAAACATTAGAGACTCTTTTATATCTTCTTTCTGCTGATCCGGGGACTGTTGAAAGAGTTGTTGTTTATATATTGTATAGCATTTAATAGCTCTTGGAGAAGCAAAATAGGAAAGATCAAAATATTGTACATCTGGGTAGAGTTTGTAAGGGGCTACAAAGTATGTATCCATACAGACATCCGGATACTTTGTAAAAAACACTACTAATCTTTTAATAAAGAGGTACTTTGGGTCGTTATCAAAATTAGTAAAATCTTGGCGGAGTTTAAAAGGTTTGTTACGAAGAGATCTAGATACAATTAAATGCTTATTAAAAATTTTTTGCTCTAAAGGAGTCATACTTTATATAATATATCTTTTGTATTTTTAAACAACTTTTTAATAAATAATAATGCGGTTAGAGTGTTACAGCACCCAGCTCGGAATGACTCGAGTTGTCCCGCCCAGATAATTATGAATGACATTTTAAAAAGCTATCGAGGTGGTCCATGTATATATCAAATAAAGCATAAGGCTTCTGGTAAGATCTATATCGGTTCAACTGTTAATTACAGGTATAGAAGAGTTGGTCATTTTTCTGCAACAAGTCAGTGTCCAAAGTTACAAAGAGCAGTACAAAAACATGGCAGGGATAGCTTTGAAGAAAAAATTTTAGAATATTGTAGTAAAGAAGTTTTAATAGAGAGAGAACAGTACTGGTTAAATACATTACAACCCTTCGGAAAGAACGGTTATAATATTGCTAAATATGCTATATCTCCTACGTACGGCAAGAGTTTCTCTTTAAAAACTAGAAAAAAAATTAGTGAAGCATTAAAGGGTAATAAATACGCTTTGGGTTGTAAAAGATCTGAAGAAACTAAAGCTAAAATTAGTGCCGCTAAAAAAGGGAGGATGTTTACAGAAGAACATAAACGAAAATTAAGAGAGGCGCGTAAAGGGTTTAAACATACTAAAGAGACAAAACTAAAAATGAGTTTAGCTCGTAAAGGTCGTAAGTTTGTATAAGACTATAATCACTTTTTAATCGATTTCTTAAACAGGCGTTTAGTATTTTTCGATTTTAGTAGCGGTGGGTAAAGTTGCAAGAGGCCAAGTAAAGCTTCATGCATATTTTCTGAATTTGTTACTTCAATAAACAAATCTCTGATTTCTTTATTTTCGAGTATTGTAACAAAAAGAGCAGCCGGGTTCAGGCGTTTGTTATGTATAATAGACAAATATGAACCAAAACGAAACACTCCAAGTATATACTCTTTAGTACAAACTTGCTTGAGTGGGTCATTTCTGGAATTAAAGTCATTTAAGACTTTTTCATTAAACATGCAGTTATATACTATTTACTACACACTGCACCAATAATCAAGTTTCTGGCTCTGTTAATTTTTGTAGAGTATTTTCAGCCTCTTGTACCGCTTGTTGTGTATTTTCTTGCGCAAAATGATCCGGGTTGACTTCAGATAGAGTAAGTGTTTCGTATTTGCATTTAAACGTGCAATGACCGTAGTTAACACCAAAGCGGTTTTTTTGCATTCCTAAATGTATCAAGCCAAGTTCTCTATCTTCATCTTCTTGCCAGAGTGAACAAATTACATCACAGGTAGCAGCCAGGCCGATTGATTCTGAAATACCTTCCATTCCAGGAGATGCTGTATTAAACGCACCTCGGTTTAATTGAGAGGCGGTTACAAAGGGTATATTATATTTGAATGATAGAGCACGGAGCTGCTCGGCTATTTCTTTAACTTCTGCGTATGAGTTAAGATTCTTAGATGTAGGTTTTAGTAGATTAATATAGTCAATAACTACAACATCAGGGTCAAATCCTTTATGTTTTAGTTTAGCAATATACCCGTCAATATGACGAACGGTGATAGTCTTGGGTGCGTACTCTTTAATAACTAGATGAGACTCTAATTGTTTTTTAATATGGCCAACCTGTTCTTTAATCTCATCAGTATACACTTTTAACTCATTGTGAGGTATCTGGGTGAGCTGAGTACTGATGCGCTTAGAGTACATAAACTCTGACATTTCAAGAGATATTAGAAGAGTATTTTTATTCTTCATAACCATATTAGCAGCCAAGTTACCAAGGAAGATACTCTTACCAATATTCACTTGTCCGACCAAACAAGTTAATGTCTTAGGGAACAAACCCCCTTCTAATCTTTCATCTAAGAACTTCCATCCTGTAGGAAGGGGGTTATATATTTTTGTAAGCTCTTTAATATGCTCATCAATATCCTCAAAGTACCAAGATCCCATATCCTCGGCGAGGGTGATATTATAAGCCTTCTCAAAGTCTTTTAGAGTTTCAGCGGGGTCAGCTTTACCTTGTGCGTATTTTTCAGCAGTATCAACAATAGTTTTATACAAACATCTTTCTTTAAGAAATCTTTCAGTGTTATTAAGCAGTTCTTCTTTATTAAATTTTGTATCAAGCTCTTTGAATCTGCTTGCTACTTCATTAAACGCTTTTTTCTCGTCATCAGTAGTTAATCGAGCTTTGAGCTCGGTAACCGAAGGGCACATACCTCTCTCCTGGAAGTAACTTGTAATAGCTTTAAAGACTGTCTTAATAGATGTGTCATTAAAGTACTCCGGGTCGGTATACTCTACGATAGAGGACAGATACTCTTGACTCAGAAGAGAGTTGAAGAGAATTATGTTTTCGTAGTAGTCGAGATCGAGTTTAGAAGACATCAATCAATATTATCTACTTCTTCTTTAATATCAACTGACGAGCCGCTCGAGCCATAGCAGAGTTTATCTTGCAAAACTTCTTCGAGACGAGGCATAATTTTACCCCAGAACTCTGAACTTTTTTCCAAGTCTTTTCTGTAGCCCAAGGATTCTCCACCAAACATAACCGTCCGGCCGGGCTTTTCAATAACCTGAAAAGCTTCTGCGATTTCAAAGAGACCGGCGTGTTTATCTAGACCGGACTTAAAGTTTAAATAAAGCTCGGTCTTAAGATAGTTAGGTACAAAGCGATTTTTAATCGTAAGAGCTCCAAGAGTTACACCCGAGATATTATGAGCAATTGCGATCGATTCCTCATTAGGGTTATCAGAAACTTTTTCATTTTTAGTACTCAACTGAACAAGTACAGAAGCGAGATAAATCGGTCCCTTGCCTCCTGATTGAGTCTTAACCAATGTCGGAAACATTTCCATAGAGTCATAGACGTGGTTAGAGAACAGAATCGGTACACGAGCTTTAGCTGCTTTATAGGTAAGAACGCGCATCATAGACTTGATGGCTTTTGCTCTTTGTCCGACATCAGAGGCATCTTTACCAGATGCTGAATCTCTAATCTCTTTAGCTGAAGCCAGATTACCTAACGAATCGATTGAAACGATAAACTTTAAGTCAGGGTTTTCTGCTTTAATAACGTTATCCAAGAATGTACAAATCTGGTTACGGCAATCTTCAATAGTTTCAACCGGGTAGTACTTAGTTTTAGCCGGGTCCATACCTACAGCTTCAGCTCCTTTTTTATCGACGGCTACCTCAGAGTCCCAAATTACAGCAATATATCCTTTTTTCTGAGCATTAGCCATAATCTTATTCATGATAAGAGTTTTACCGGCCATTGAGGGACCAGAAAAACCAGTAATACGGCCTACAGGGATACCCTTATACATCGAACCGCTAATAATTGCATTGAGGGCATAAGAGCCTGTGTCAATCCAATCTTCAGCGGTTGATAATGTAGATGAGTCAAGTACTGCTGCATCTGGGTTGAGGTCGTCGACTGCTTTAAAGATATCTTTAAGCCCGGAAAGAGGATCGTCTTTTTTAGCCATATATCTATTGTGCAGGAACCTTAGAGGAATGCAACCTACTATTCATCGAACAACTTTATAACTTCCGCTTGACCCTGAGGTTGCTGAGGGGCAGGAGCGGGCCCTGAGGCAAAGATTTGTTGATATTGCGCTTCAAGTTTAAAATCGAACACAACGTCAACAGCTTCTGTGATATTAGCGCGATTGTAGTTCCATGTAGTGGGTTCAGATTTATCAGCTAAGAACTCTTTGAAGAAGAGAGGAAGAATCTGCAACTGAAGTTGTCCTGTTTGCTGATTAGGCATAATATGAACAACAGCAGGATTTTTAATGCTGAGAATGTCTTTTGTGGTTTTTTCTTCTACTCTTTCGCCTAGAATTGTTCTACCTACAGCGTCAAAGAATACTACGATTTTATTTTGGTTTTGGCTCATATTGTTATATTAATAAAGTATTGATCAAAATTCTACTGCCCCATTGCCTTTTTAGTGTAATATTTGGTATTATACAGGGTTACGGGGAGCATTTTATGATCTGTAGCCCGGCAAGGATTAATATCTAAAGAACCACGACGGGAGTACAAAAGAGTCACACAGCAGGAATCAACCTCCGGGTGCTTCATAATTTCAGTATAAAGCTTCTCAGCACAAAACTCGTGGAACTCATTAACCTCTCTAAGAGATACAATCTGCTTAAAGAGAGATGCTGGCTTAATAACTGAATCAAGAGTATTAATTGAGATGTAAGCAGCACCGGTGTCTTTCTGTTTAGTGTGCCGGCAGCGTGAGCGCAGGGCATTAGTAAAGAAGCGGTTTGCGTACAGGACCTTATCACTTTTAGTATCTTGGCCGTAACCGGTAAACCCAGCCTTTTCAAATTCAATATGATTCTTTTCGGCGTTATAATCAGTAATTTCTAAAGTCTCAAGTTCTTTGCCTAAAAAGTCTTGAAGATCGAGATAATCATATAGAGGAAATACCCCTTCACTGTCTTCTCCGGACTTAAAAAACTTAACTTCAACATCTGTCTTTAAAGCTTCCTCTAAATCTTTTTTAACCTGCTGTTCGTAATTCTCAATAGCCTTTTCAACAGTATCTCCCATCTTGCACATATCAAAAGAGTTAAGATAGAGTTTAGCCGATTTAGACTCAACCATATATTCAGAGTCTGATGAATAGGTATATTTTAAAGTACCAGCAACAGGGGAACCGCTTTCAAGTAAAAAAGTGGCTTCATGGCAGTGCCAGGTATCATAACCTACAAATTCACTACCTTTAATACCCCACCCGTCTCGGGCTAATTTTCGAGGCATAGGGTTAAGAAGTGTAGGGTCAAATTTTTCGGTATAGACAGCGTATGAAGCTGAAGAACCGAGTGTTTTTGCTGCGATATCAGTTAGGTTAGTACTCATTATTTTAAATATTTTTCAATTATTTGAAGTCTTTCTTCAACAGAGCCTTTAAGTCTAATAACTTTTTCTCTATTTTTTGGCGACATTTTATGTGTAATTAAATCTTCAAAAATTTCAATTACGTCATTTCTAAATTTATGATCAATACTACGTTCACCATCATCAACTAAATCTACATCAGACGGATCTGTATAAAAGATATAATCTAGTTTATTAATTAGAACACTATAAACGCTACTAAAAGCATGCAATACATCTTCAGATACTTTTTTATTATTTACCTGATATTTTGTATAAACATAACCATCTAAAATACAACGATCAAGAATTAAATTATCTCCCGGTAACAGATGATTCTTAATATGTTCAGCAAGAATGTATAATTGTGTTTCAGTGCCCCCTGCTTCGTTGATATTTACACCGTAAGATCTTTTAACCAATCTAGTCACCTCATCTACAAATCGATAATCTCTATAGATTTCTTTGCATTTTTGCAAAAGTGTTGACTTTCCTGTACACTGTGCTCCCGTATAAGCTACTCTCATAATCCTTATATTATAACCTATCTTCTAAAAAAGTACACCACAATTCTGCAGCTTTTGCATGAGTGACCTTAAACACCATATCAAGATCAAGACCTCTAACTAAAAATTGATTCTTAGCTAAGATCTTACCAGCATCAAGCTCGGCAATACATTCATGAATAACATTTCCGGAATATTTTGCTTTGTCTTCAAATATTCTAACTTGAGGATCTTTTCCTTTATATTTTTCGTACCCTTCTAAATGAATCGGTGCGGGGTGTAGGTTGTAAATTTCATATATATTACAAATTTCAGGAGGAATAATTCTTAACCATCCATGCAAAGTAACAAAAGATCCGCTAGGAATAGCCTGAATGTATTCTTCTACAGTTGGCTTTTTAGATAACCAAACAAAACGGTCACCATATTCTTCAAACAGTTCAGGTTTAATTTCTAAAAACTTATCTTTAGGTTTATTTGTAATGATAATATCCGGGATACGCTCAATCTTTTTTGAGATATTATAAATCTCAGAACCGGTCATAGAAAAAAATACAACCCAACTACGTTTATTTTGCATAAATCTTGATTTTATATTCAGAAAATTCTGGTCCTTGGCCCCAGTAATCTACAGTACTATCTATATCAACTTCGTTACCAGAACGTGTTAAAACTTTTATAGAATACTCTTGTTTTGTTCCATCTTCGATAATTCTTTTCCAATACCTTTCACCTTGTTCAGTGTGTCTGTTATCACTAATAATAAAATTATATTTTTGTAAATAGTAATTAAAGAATAAATTTCTTGCAGTTCCTTGATAGCGAATTTCGTTCCATACACCTAAACATTGTAATCCGGTATCTTGTTTTTGAAAAATAAAATAGCAAGTTATTAGTGGTTGCCGGGTGATCCAGTAATCCATAAACTTATCGCTAGCATAACTATCGCGATAGAGTGTTAAATCTTGATTTAATATCTTCTGAGTTGCTATGGTAGGTATTTCATCAATAATTCTTTGAGATTCGTGAAAATTAAAACCCGTATCTTCTAAATCATCTCCGTAATGTCTACCTATCCTCATAGGTGATTCGGTTAAAATTACTTCTTTACTTCGATAATAATCTATAAACTCTTTAAATTCAGTCATCTGCAGAATTTTCTAAACTGTGTAATGTTCCAGAACGAGTCGTAGATTTGCTGCTCAGTCAACTCAGCATCAATGAAATCAACAAGCTTTACTGACCATTTTTCTGATAGTCCGTAGTTTGGTTCATATTTTTTTCCCAAAATACCTGCCACAATTGGATTTGAAGTGTCAATAGTTTCTATATATTCACTAAGATCGTTTTCAGCATAAAGTGAGAATTCCCATGGAACAGAAGCGCCTAGGAGGTGATGTGGTTTACTAACATCCAAAACATCATCGTTGTAAAGATCATTAAGAAGTTTGACCCGGCCTAGAGCAAATTTAGTCCATTTATTAGTTTCAAGATTAAACATATACCCCGGTACTTTAATCTGGGTAGTAGAATAATTTTCTTGATAATAAGAATAGTCGAAAGAAATAGCTACCTTGTCAACTTTTGGAGCTACAAATTTATAGCAGTTAACAATCTCTTCATACGTTCTGCCCTGGACTACACCAATTTTACGACCCGGTAGATCGGAATATTTTGATAAGAAGTTATCCATCGATAGGCAAGTACCTGATGTATCTTCTAATACATCAGGAATAATGTATTCTGTTGGTCTTAAGCGATTTATCCAATGGGCATATTCATCTGGATCAAAACTTTCGCCGAGCTCAAAAACCGAAGTATCAAGTAAGACGTGGCGACCGTATTCTACGGACTTAAAATAAAAGTCCCGATAAGCAGGGTTTATGGGTAGCAAATGCACTAAACAATAATCTCCGTCGTTATAGCCCCAAGAATATGGTAAGAGCTGTACAGGTGTTTCATGAAAAATTTTCATATGACATATAGTATATTATTTTTAATAAAAAACAACATTTTTTTAAAAGATGTACTAATTAATAATAAAAGGCATAAGTAAATATATGATTTATAAAAAAGATTATTTTGGTTATGTTTATTTGTGGTATGATACAGTTCGTAAAAAGTTTATTATTGGCTCTCATCATGGAAATGTTAATGACCGTTATAAGACAACTACAGGGGGCAGACATGTAAAAAACATTTTTAAAAAAAGACCTAACACAATGAAGTTTAAAGTGTTACAATACAATCAAGAAATTGACTGTAGTAAACACACAAAGAAGCTAGAACAAAAATGGCTTGATTTAAGACCTAATATTAAAAACAACTCAAAATATTACAATATAAGACAGAGTGCTTCTGGTTTTAACAGTGATGAGTCTTCAAAAATACAAAAAGATAGGGTAAAAAGAGGTATTCATCATTTTTTAGGAGGAGAAATACAAAAAAAACTAGTCAAAGAAAATAAACATCATTTTCAGAGTGAACAGCATAAAATACGAGCAAGAGAGCAAAACAAACGTCTTGCTGCAATCGGTTGTCACCCTGTACAAATTATGGTTAAAAATGGCACGCATCACTTTTTAGGAGGTAAAATTCAAAGGGAAACGAATTTAAAAAGAGTCAAAGAAGGTAAACATATTTTCACATCTAAATTTGCTCGTAAGAACGCTTTAAAAAGAATACAAGCTGGTAATCATCATTTTCTTAAAAGTGATTTTAACAAACGGCCGTTTTTACTTAAATGTTCAGACGGTCGAGAATGGAAATATGCTAGTAAGGTAGATGCAGTTAAAGACGGGTTTACAGCGGGTGTTATCGATAAGCTTAAAAAACAAAAAATCTTTACATATCAAAAAAATACAAACACAAAGAAAAAAATACAATTTAAACCGGGAGATACTTTATATTTTACAGATCTTCAATCTCCAAATAAATCAAATAAATCTGTTTGAACTTCTTTACCAATCACGGGAATTCTCCATCCAATAGCTTCGTAAACAGCCTCGATGGGAGGTACTACAATCTTACCGAACATCTTATCATAGTCAATTTTAATCTCATGAAACTCATTAGGGTACTCACTAGCAAACGCTACGGCATCCAATCCGTAAGGGTTTTTCATAGCGTAGAAATATTTGATCTTCTGACCGGAATTAATAGACTCGTATTTGGTCTGTATGCCCATTTTTTGAAGTAAAAGGTTGTAAGCTAACGCTGCTTTAACGTGACAAGGTGTACCGAGGTTAAATTTATGAAGAGAAGCTCCTTCAGAATACTTTTCTAGCTCTTTTACCGCTTTACGAAAGGCTGCTTCAGAAACATCAAGGTTCTTAAAGTGGTCGTAAGCTTCCCGGAATACCTCATTAGTTTTTTTGACATCTTTTGTAAGGAAGGCTGTATCAATAGTTTTCTTGATCAGTGCTTTAACCTCCTTAGGGGTTGTTGAACGGGCTAATTCAACACCTACATATTTGAACTTATTGGTAGGAACCCCTTCTTCATCTAAGATATGAATAATGTAGCGTTTCTTCATCAAGAACGAGCCTACATCGGCAATAGCTTCTCGTTTAAAGACAAATCGAGGATCAGCAGAATTAAGCTCAGACTTGGCCCAATTAATAATCTCAGTATTGAGATGCTTTTCCATAGCGTTAATAATCTTATGAGCCTCGGGAGTAATAGAGCCGTCCTTTACAAGAGGTAAATTAAGCTTATTAAGGATGGGTTGAATTGTAGTATAAAGGGAGTCAGTATCACCAGCAATGATAAGGGACTCATCAATACCAAACTTCTCCTTAGCCCAAGCATCAACAATAGCCCCGCCAGCTTTAGCAACAGCTTGACCGGTCAGAGTAATAGACGAAGCGTTATCGATGTCCATGAACGCTGAATGCTTGTTAGCAAACGTTCCGTAAATGGAGTTAAGAAGAATCTTAAGCGTATATTGAAGTGTATCGAAGTACTGAATCTTACCAATAGTTTCTTTATCCTTTTGCTTAGTCTTCTTAAGCATGATCATCTCGTTTCGAGCATATACTCGCTCTTCGTAAATACTATTAATCAGGTTAGGGCAAACACCTTTAAACTTCTGAGAATATAAAACCCCAGCTTTTGATAGAGCGACATTTTCATCTTTTAAGAACTTCTCAAGCTTATCAACAGTAATTTTAAACACTCCTCCGGATTCGAGTTTAATTTCAACCTCTTTATCGTATTCAGGGTCTCCAGTTACAATTTTACCGAGTTTAGTTTCAGATCCAATATTGAGAGTAATAATAGTATTCGGGTATAGCGAGTTGACGTCAAAGGATACGATAGCCTCTTTAAGACCTCTTTCCGGGTCACGGACATACCCTCCTTCGAGGGACTCTCTTTCTGTCTCGTTCTTAAAGGTAGGAATAACGTATCCTTGTTTCTGTGCCTGAAGCGTCATAGCACCGGTTACAATAGATACCTTACCTAAAGCTCTCTCAAAGTTTGTACAACCCTTATAGGACAGAAGACGAATAATTTTTAGGTAGTTAAGCTTCTCTTCAAGCTTACGCAAAAGATCAACGTCTTGAATATTATAGTCTACAAAGTTTTCCCAGTCAGTTTCAGATAGAGATGAAAGATTAGTAGCGTTAATAGCAAGTTTGCCTTCACCGAGTTCGTACTCACAAATGTAGTTCAAAGAGAAAGACTCTCTATCACCCTTTGAGTATGTTTTGTAAATTTCCATGTAGTCTAAACAACTAACCCCGGAGATATACCATCTACCCATCTCTTTACCAAATTTAGCAAAGTTCTCTCTATAGTGAACCTGACCAACGGGTGACAACTGACGAATAAAGTCTTCACCAAGTAGGTTCTTTGCACGGTTAATAATATAGGGTACGTCGAACTGCTCGGTGTTCCAACCAGTTAAGATATCTGGAGGATCCTTCTTCCAGAAATTAACAAACCTCTCGAACAACTCACCTTCAGTCTTACAGCAATAATAGGTTACATTATCGAGTTTAGGTTTGTAGTCCTCTCTTAGACCCCAGGTATGAATTTTACCGTTAAGGGTATCGAGTACCGTTATGAGATTGACTGGATCCTTAGCATATTTCGGGATAGGGAATGCGCCAGGTGAGTATGTTTCAATATCAATAAAATAGACCTTAAGAGGGAACTGACTAAACTCAGGCTTATGAACCTCTTCTTTAAACCTATCGACTAAGAACTGCTGATCAACGGGTAGGTTGCCAAACAGTCTCGGATTCTTAGTTTCCTGAACAAACTTCGAACGTTCGAATGTATTCTTAAAATAGTGCTTTTTGAGCGGTGTTTTAAAGATGGAGACAGCGTCTTTAGATTCTTTATGCTCAGTAAAGAGATAAGGAGTGAATGGAACTTCGGTGTCAATTCGATGACCATCCTCAGTCCAGGTTCTAAGATAAACAGTTCCCTCTCGAGGGTTATATGATGCGTTCCTATACACTAATACCTATTGTATTATGATTTAGGGTTAGTCTCAAGCAAATATTTACGTTCTGGTGAGCCGAGAGGGGTGAAGTAGGCCTCATGATGTTTCATCAAGTTCCTTTCATCTTCTAGCCAGAACTTATCAGCATAAGCACGAGCTTTCTTACAATATTCCGCGTAAACAGATTGGTTCTTTGTAGCAGTTTTAATACAATCAATAAATTCAGCAGCATTCGAGTACTTAAGGTGTGCGTCTTTATATGTTACCATATCAGGACATACGCACGGGATGCCTAAAGCTGCAGATTCGAGCAATTTGATATTAGATTTAGCTTTATTGAAGTTATTATCTTGAAGAGCAGCAAAACAGAGCTGGGTACCCGATTCAGCCATAGCACCAGGAAACTCAGGTAGCGGTGTCCATTCATGAAATTCAATTTCACCGCGGTCAATGTAAGGCTTAAGAGGTAAGGGATAACACCCATAAAATTTCCATCTAAAATCTTTTCGGGAGCTAATAATAGCTGGTACTACTATCTCAAAATCATCTCTCTGACCTGCACGGTTGGTTACATCAACATGAGTGCCAGAAGCAAAAATAGATACAATAGGCTTCTTTTTATTTTTGTCAAAATTCTTAACGAGATTACCAAGATTGTAGTACCGGTCAAACCACCATTTAAGTAAATAGTTAGGAATTACAGTAGCTTTTTTTGAACCTGTTTTTTCATTGAAGTAATCTTTCATGAATTCACAAGTTACTGTAATCTCATCACACATATCAAGAATCTCTAAAATAGAGTTACGAATCTCATCTTGCACAAAAGCGTCTTTGTTGCGATTAAAATCTGGAATATCCTCTCTAAAAACAATATCGTCAATTTCGTATATAAGCTTGAACCCATCTTTACCCATCTGTCGAGAGACCTCTTTGAGCATTTTGACAAAGTCTCTCTGTACGGGTGTAGCTTGGCGCTGAATCTTTACTGCTTTAACTCCGGTATAAAATCTTGGATCTAATACCATTGTAGTAAGCTCCAACATAACAGCCTTTTGATATAGATTAAGCATTAAATTTGGTGCCATACACCGATACCACGAACATCCACCGTAATCAGCAAGGTAGTTGATAGCACGTGGAAGACCTTGACCAGGAATCTCAGGTGGTGGCAATGCTGCTCCTCCTGTACGGGTAGGGAGGACCTGTGTGGTAGAGGGTATAAACGGTGGTAAACCTATAGGGGCGCCCATTAAGTGAGGAATACCGGATTGTTGAACAATGTAGTTAGACATGAGATTATGTTAATAAATATGTAAAATTGTTACGTTTTTCAAGGAACACAATATTATCTACTTGAGTTGTAATTGCATTACCGCGGTGGGTGATGATATAGCAGTTTTCATTATGCTTTAAAGCTCTTTCTCTTAAAATTTTAAGAACAAGCTCTACACCTTTATCGTCGAGCGAAGAGTCCAAAAGCTCATCGTAGAAGATTGTTGAGAAATGTACATCACCTTGCATTCTACGAATATCTAAGAATGAAAAGAGACAGGCTAAATCAATCCT